CGCCAAGAACGAAATCCAACGTCTCTCGATCCTCCTCAACCGCACCCGTGAAGAGATCGCCAAGGAGTACGTCACCAAAGCCGAAGTCCACGCCGACATCGGTCGTGTCCTCGACCGCCTCGAGCGGTTGGATCAAAAGATTGATCTCTTCCTTAAGGAGGCTACTGGGCATGCCGTCAGTAAGTAAAAAGCAGCATAATCTTATGGCTGCTGTGGCTAAAAACCCAGCGTTTGCCAAAAAAGTTGGTATAAAGCAGTCAGTAGGAGAAGAGTTTCTTCAAGCTGACAAAGGTAAAAAATTTGCGAAAGGTGGTGGAACCATGGCAAAGATGAAGCACGACGACATCGTCGAGGATAAGAAAATCGTGAAGAAAGCTATCGGTATGCACGACAAGCAACTTCATGGTGGTAAGAAAACTGAACTGGCTAGTCTGAAAAAGGGCGGTTGCGCTCCTAAAAAGATGGCTACTGGCGGTCTGGCAGCTGGCCATAAGTCGGCTGATGGCATTGCTAAAAAAGGTAAAACCCGCGCTATCGCTGTTAAGATGTGCGGCGGCGGCATGAAGAAAGGTAAATAATCATGGCTGAGAAAAAAGATCCTCGCGACGCGAATATCTACACAGCGGACAAAGGCCAACCCCCAAGTCCAAACGAAGGTCCGACAAAGTCAGTCAAAGACCCACGTGATGCAAACATTTACACTGCTGACAAAGGTCAACCACCTAGCCCGAACGAAGGCCCAACCAAGGGCAAAAAACGCGGCGGTTGTGTAAAAATGGCCAAGGGTGGCTCGGCATCAGCCCGTGCTGACGGCATCGCCAAACGCGGTAAGACTCGCGGTACCATTTGCTAAGGAGTCTCAAATGAGAGCTTCTCGCGGAATGGGCGATATCATGCCTAGCAAAATGCCCAAGAAGAAAACCATTGTTCGTCAGGACAACCCTAATGATGTAGAGGTTTACAAAAAGGGTGGTTCTACGGACAAGTGGATTCAGGGTGCTATCAAGCAACCGGGTGCCCTACGCAAATCTCTAGGTGTTAAGGCAGGTCAGAAGATTCCGGCTAAGAAGCTAGCAGCCGCTGCTAAAAAGCCCGGGGTTACTGGCCAACGTGCTCGTTTGGCTGAAACTTTGAAGAAGATGAAGTAATGGCTAAGAAGAATCCAACCCTTGCAGTCGGTCGTGGTGAGAAGCTACCTGTCTCGCAAGGGGCAGGTTTGACCGCTAAAGGTAGGGCTAAGTACAATAAAGCTACTGGCTCTAACCTGAAAGCTCCTGCCCCAAACCCAAAGACAGAGAAAGATGCCGCACGACGCAAGTCGTTCTGTGCCAGAATGTCAGGAATGCCCGGTCCGATGAAGGACGAGAAAGGGCGCCCTACACGCAAGGCTGCATCACTCAAGAGATGGAACTGTAAATAATGGCTTCTACTTCCGGTACGTCTATCTTCAATCTCGACCTGTCTGAACTGGTCGAAGAGGCATTTGAACGCTGTGGCAAAGAGCTCCGCTCAGGTTATGACCTGCGTACCGCTCGACGTAGCATCAACCTGCTGACTATTGAGTGGGCAAACCGGGGTATTAACCTGTGGACGGTGGAGCAGGGTCAGATTCTGATGAACTCATATCAGGCTGTTTACCCGCTTCCAGTAGATACGATTGACCTGTTAGACCATGTAGTGCGTACCAACAATGGCTCGCAGTCCAATCAGATCGACATCAACATCACCCGTATCTCTGAGTCCACCTACTCCACTATCCCTAACAAGAATACCAATGGCCGCCCCATTCAAGTTTGGATTAATCGTCAGACGGGTCTCACGCCTACTACCGCCGCGACCACGCTGGATGGAGGCATTTCTGCTACTGACACTACTATTACTCTCGCTGATGCGTCTGGCCTACCCTTGGTGGGTTTCATCAACATTGGATCTGAAACCATCGGGTATCAGAACATTGTCGGGAACCAAATCCTAAACGCGTGGCGTGGACAGAATGGAACAACTGCTGCAGCTCATCTTACTGGCGCTTCGGTAACAGTTAACAACCTGCCGTGCATCAACGTATGGCCAACCCCGAACCCACCGGGCGATCAATATACCTTCGTTTACTGGCGCATGCGCCGCATTCAGGATGCTGGCGGTGGTACCAATATTGGTGATATCCCATTCCGCTTCATACCTTGTATGGTAGCTGGGCTTGCCTATTATTTAAGCATTAAGCTACCTGATATCTCTCCGGAGCGCGTTGCTGTGCTGAAGCAGGATTATGAACAGCAGTGGACTCTGGCTGAACAGGAAGACCGTGAGAAAGCGGCCATCCGGTTTGTACCTCGGAATCTGTTCTACTATCGCTAACCATGCCTAGTAAGTACGCATCCGGCAAATATGCAATCGCTCAGTGCGACCGCTGTGATGGGCGGTATAAGCTGAAGGACCTGCGTATACAAACGCTTAAGACTAAGCCTTACCGGATTAAAGTCTGTAAAACCTGTTGGGACCCGGATCACCCCCAACTGCAACTGGGTATGTATCCAGTCAATGACCCACAAGCTGTACGTGAGCCCCGCCCCGATGTCAGCTATCTGGCATCTGGTACTAGTGGCCTGCAGATCAACTTGACCGGCATAGGTCCAGATGGTATTGGTTCAGTTGAAATGGGTAGTCGAGTAATCCAATGGGGGTGGAACCCTGTTGGTGGTGCGCAAAACTGGCCGCAGACACCAAACGACTTGGTTTCTGGGGTAGTATTAGGTACAGTAACGGTAACAACCACTTAAGGAGTTCATCATGGGTTTTCGTAAAGCCGCAGACGGCGTGACTAAGACTGGCAAGACTAAAGGCAAGAACCTCGGTGACTCCGGTCCAACCGTTGGTATCCAAGGCGGTAAAGGTAAGAAAGGTGCTTCTACCGTTACTAGCAAAGCAATGAAGAGCATGGGCCGTAATCTGGCTCGCGCAGCTAATCAGAAGTGAGATAAATCATGGCCAAGGAAAATAAACCGGCTGACGCGTACGCTGGCCGTTACAAAGAGGTCAATCCGGCTGACGTGTACAGCAAGGGTAGTACTCTGGATGATCTGAATATTAGCGTTGGCAATATGACCAAGAGCTACCCAAAGATCAATCCATACGGCGTTAAGGAAATGCGCGGTTTTGGTGCTGCTACCAAGGGCAAGAAGATCAGCGGTAAGCAAGGCTAACCATGAATTACGATCAGCTGTCCCAAGCTATTCAGGACTACGCGGAATCTAGTGAACAGGTTTTTGTTCTAAACATTCCGAACTTCGTCCAGCTTGCTGAAGAGCGTGTTTATAACGCTGTTCAGATACCGGCTATTCGTAAAAATGTGATCGGCAACTTCACGGCTGGCGATCATTACCTTGCTTTGCCACAGGACTACTTGGCCTCGTTCTCTCTGGCCGTCATTGATGGCGATGGGAACTACGAGTACTTGCTGGACAAAGACGTAAACTTTATTCGGCAAGCGTATCCAAACCCACTTACAGATACTGGTATCCCAAAGTATTACGGACAGTTCAAGCCATATACGTACATCATTGGCCCCACTCCAGACGACAGTTATCAGACGGAGCTGCATTACTATTATTACCCGCTCTCAATGGTTAAGGGAGTGCTGTCTGGTTTCGGTGCTATTACTTCGGGTACTGGGTATACCGATGGGGTTTACCAGAATGTAAGCCTTACAGGCGGTAGCGGTACTGGCGCAGTAGTAGATATTACTATTGCAGGTGGTGTAGTAACCGCAGTGGATATCGTTAGCGGTGGTAGTTTGTATCTGATTGGAGACTCTGTAAGCGCTGCTACGTCAGATATTGGTGGCACAGGCTCAGGGTTTTCCGTACTTGTGGACAATACCAATAACCCAGACGGCACATCGTGGCTCGGTGATAATTTTGAAACCGTAATGCTCTATGGCGCACTGCGTGAAGCGGTGATCTTCCAGAAAGGTGAGCAGGATATGGTTCAGTATTACGAGCAAAAATATCAAGAATCGCTGGCCCTGCTCAAAGAGCTTGGCGACGGTAAAGACCGCCGTAGCGCATACCGCGACGGTCAACTTAGGCTGCCCATCCCGGGGCCAGTTCGTTAATTTAGGAGTTCAAAATGGCAATTACCCAAGGCATGGCCAACAGCTTCAAAGTTCAGTTGCTGAGCGGCACACAAAATTTCAACTCGGACACCTTCAAGCTCGCGCTGTATACCAGTTCGGCAACGCTTGGTGAAACCACAACCGCCTACTCGGCTACCAACGAGTGCCCATCGACGGGTAACTACACTGCTGGCGGCAACACACTGACCGTTTCGGTTACACCTACCAACACAGGTAACGTAGCTTATGTATCGTTTGCTAATACTTCGTGGACTAACGCTACGATTACGGCTAACGGCGCTCTAATCTATAACAGCACGCGTTCTAACGCTGCCGTAGCCGTTCTGGCATTTGGTGGTGATAAGACTTCGACTGACGGTACTTTTGCGGTTAACTTCCCAACTGCTGACGCTTCTTCTGCTATCATTCGTTTGACCGCATCGTAATCGTAGGAGGCCGAAATGGCTCTGGTTTTACAGGATAGAGTACGTGAGACTAGCGCCTCTACAGGCACTGGCACTATTACTTTAGGTGGGGCTTATACGGGGTATCGCACGTTCTCATCGTGCGTACCCACAGGCTCTATTGTCTATTACTGTATCCAGAACACGGCCTCTGGTACTGAAGATGAATGGGAAGTCGGTTACGGCACCTACACATCCTCTGGCAATACGCTTAGCCGCGATCACGTCTATGATTCGTCAAATGCAGGGTCTTTGGTTCCGTTTACAGGCCCTTCGCAGCTTAACGTGTTTATCACGCAGCCAGCCGATCAAGCGGTATACCAGCAAGTTAATGGCGACCTAATCCTCATCAACGGGGTTATCGGTGTTTCCGAAGATGGCACTACAGGTACTACGCTGCCTAATACGTCGTTCCAAGCCTTTGCCACAGGCGACTATTACATGCAGGCCAACCAGCAGAACTTAAGTTCTGGAGCTAATGCCTCGTCTGATTGGGTTTCTACGGCTGATAATGGGTCTGATACCGATAACTTTATTGATATGGGTATGGCTAGCTCTGGGTATAACTACCCAGACTTTGGCGCTCAAGATGCAAATTCCGGGTACATCATTTCAACTGGCGAAAATCTGCAGCTTGTTGCTGGTAAGTACGGCGCAAACGTAGCAGCGGCTAATGCTTCCGCTACCGACATTGTCTTTGTGGCTGGCGACCTGCTGAAGAGCGGCGTACGCGGTACTATTAAAGGCGATACAGGTAATTGGGTTCTAGGTCCTTATGGTACAACGGACACTGGTGAAACACTACAGGTAACTGGCAACGCCGCGGTTACTGGGGTCACTACTTTTGATTCCTATGTTTATTCGGCTGCTAACGTATCAACCGCTGCTAACAGTACGGTATTAACGACCAAAGAATACGTAGACGCATCTGCTTCGACGGCTTTTGTTGTCCACCCGTCGGTGGTTTATGCTACGGCTGCGGTACTTCCGAACTCACCAAACTACAACAATGGTACTGGTGGCGTCGGCGCAAACCTAGTGGCCACCACAAATGGCGCGCTGGTTATTGATGGTGTAGAGCTTTCCGACCCTGCTGACGTCGGTATTCGCGTACTGGTTAAGAGCCAAGCTAACGCCGCTCATAATGGTTGTTATACAGTTACCGCTGTTGGTGGACCAAGCGCAACGTGGGAACTTACACGCGCGACGGACTTTGATACCGCAGGTGCTGGCGAGATTGCCAATAACGCATACTTCTACGTGACCGCTGGCGATACTCAAATCGGCTCTTCGTGGATTCTGTCTCAGCTTAGCGCGATCACTGTTGGTACTACGAACCTTCCGTTCTCATTGTTCGCTAGCCCTATTGGGTACACTGTTGAAGCCCCGCTTCAGTTGGACGGTACTACGCTATCGTTGGCGGGGGTTGTTGATGTAGCGCACGGAGGTACGAATCTGTCCTCTTACACCTCCGGCGATTTGATTTACGCTTCTGGGGCTACGACACTTTCTAAGCGCGCTATCAGTAGCAATACTGGCGCTCCATTAATCGTCTCTGGAGGCGTTCCTAACTGGGGCACCATCGACCTGTCTAGTAGCAACGCTGTCTCTAGCACGCTTGGTGCAACCAACGGGGGTACTGGTTTCAGCACTTACACGCTGGGCGATTTGATTTATTCCAGCGCTACTAACACCCTGTCTAAGTTGGCTGGCCAGACGACAACCACCAAGAAGTATCTGCAACAACAAGGTGACGGCGTTAACTCGGCGGCTCCTAGCTGGCAGCAAATTGCCGCTGCTGATATTTCTGGTTTAGCTCCATCTGCTACGACGGATACGTCAAATGCGACTAATATTACTTCTGGCACACTGCCTACTGGCCGCTTGTCTGGTAGCTATACTGGCGTCACCGGAGTTGGCAACCTCACCGCTGGGACTTGGAGCGCTAATGTTATCGGTACTACTTACGGTGGTACTGGAGCGGCTGGGACGCTAACAGGTCTGGCCTATGCTAATGGTGCTTCGGCATATACGGCAGCTACCGGTTCGCAGGTTGTAGCTGTTATCGGTACAACTCCGGTTGCCAACGCAACCTACGCGGTAAGCGCAAATAGCGCGACTTACGCCACTAATATTATTGGCACCGCAGTCGGCGGCATCCCTTACCAAACGAGTGCCAATACCACGGCTGTAGGCTCTGCCCTGACGTTTAACGGTACGACCCTAGCGGCAACCGCGCTGACGGTATCTGGCGCAGCTAACCTTGCGACCTCATCTGGCTCGGTTCATATCGCTACCACAAGCACCTACGGTACAAACTCCAAGGTCTCTGTATACGGCTCGGTAGTTGCCGGTGATAGCGGCGTTGTACTGAGTGACGGCTCTAACACAACCGTTGGCATGTCGCTTGCAACGCCAGCTACGGGTTCAGTTCCTTACGTATTTGGTAATAACAACC